TAGATGAAGATAAGCGACAAGCCAGATACATCATATCTACTGACGATGTAGACCGTATGGGTGAAGTTGTTGAGCAGTCTTGGGACTTAAAGAACTACGAGGCTAACCCGATTGTCTTGTTTGGACACGACCCCAGCAAGCCCGAAAACGTACTAGGTAAGGCATTAGCCATTACGACTGAAAAAGACGGAGACCGTAGCGTTACATCTGCACTCGTACAGTTTGCCGAAGCTGGCACATCAAAAGGTGTAGACACTGTATGGAGTTTAGTAAAGCAAGGGATTTTGAAAACTGTATCAGTAGGTTTTATACCCCACACCTACAAGAATACTGACACTGAAGATACCCCAACCGTTTTAAGTGATAATGAGCTGTTAGAGTTCAGCATTGTGCCAATACCAGCTAACCCCCAAGCTGTGGCACTAGCCTTTGCCGATGAGAGCATAAGTGAAAAAGACGCTAAGTGGTTAATCAAGCAATACGAGACAGAGAGTGCTTACCTGAAAAAGTCAATTTATGATATAATGACCAAGAATAACGATAGCGAAAACAGCAATAAAGGAGATAAAGCAATGAGTGATGAGGAAATCACAAAATTAGCAGAAGCACTAGGCACAGCCGTTGCTGAAGCTATCACACCAAAATTAGACGCAATCTTAGAGGCAGTAAGCGGTGAAGAAGCCCCTGAAGATGAAGCCCCAGCCGATGGGCAGGGTGATGACACAGAACCAAAGAAATCAGCTAAGTCTGAGCAATCTGACGATGACGGTGCTGATGACGAAGGTGAAGCCGATGAAGATGTAACTGACGAAGCGGAAGTGGAGAAGTTACTTGCAGAAGCTATTGAAAAAGAACTAGAAACTAACTAATCAAAGCAAAGGAATTAACTGCTATGAAGAAATCAGAAATAGAAGCAATGGCTAAAAAGCTTGTTGCTGAAAAAGCTAAAGGTGTAACCGTTGATATGGTTGCTGACGAAAAAGACGCTAAAGCTGAAGCCAGCAAAGCATTGAACGCAAAGTTTTTTAAGGCTATCGCTAACCAAGATAAGACTGCACTTCGTGAAGTCTCAGCAGAAGTAGAAGCTGAAATCAAAGCTCTTGGTGATGGTCAGAACATTACGACTGACGCAGATGGTGGCTACTTAGTACCTACAACTGTTGCCAGCCAAATCTTTGACGCTCTTAAAACTCTTTCACCAATTCGCCAATACTCAACCGTATTGAACTTAGGCGGTAAGACCAAGATTAACATTGGTGCTACAAAGCCAACTGGTTACTGGGTTGCTGAAGGTGCTGAGATTACACGCTCAAAAGTTACCTTCACACAAAAAGAACTTGTCTTGCACAAAGTTGCTGGACTTGGTGGCTTGAGTTACGAAGCAATCAACGACACTGTATCTAGCCCTGACCTACAATCTTACCTAGTAAGTATGTTTGCAGACGCTATTGCAGAAAAAGAAGTTGGTGCATTTGTAAGTGGTGATGGTAACGGTAAGCCTTACGGTTTCCGCTCTGCTGACATCACACCTGTTGCTAAGACTGCAAGCGACATCTCATTTGCTAGCCTTGTTTCATTGAAGTATGCACTCCCACAAGCCTACCGTGATAACGCTGTGTTCTTTATGAACGCTACCAGTATCGCAAAGCTTGTTGGACTTATAGACGACAACCACCGCCCAATCTTTATTGAAGGATTGGCTCAAGGTGAACCTGCTACCTTGCTAGGTCGCCCAGTTGTTGAAGTATCTGAAATGCCTAACAATGAAATCTGGTACAACTACCAGAAGGATTACATCATTGGTGATGGTGGAACAATCCGTGTAGACTTTGGTACTGAAGGCGATGACTTTAAGACTGACAAAATCAGTGTTCGTGTCATCAACCGAGTTGCTGGTCGCCCAACTATGGGTAACGGATTTGCGAAGCTTACACTATCAGGTGTATCAGCCTAACAACCCAAAACCTCAAACAGAATTAGAGAGCTTAACGGCTCTCTTTTTCTTTACCCAATAACTATAACCAATTACTTTAGCAGACCCCCCCGCCCTGCCTAGAGACCCCCCCGAAAAAAAAGTTTACAGAGAGGGAAATAAAAAAAACGAAAATACAACGGGGCAGGGGAGTGGTGCTTACAGGGGTGAGAAAAAATAGCCCCCCTACCGCTAAAAACTAGCGGGGGAGTGGCAGGGAAGTGGTGGAAATAGCCAGATTTAGCAAAGATTACCCGAACACAAAAAGAGTACAATTACAAATGTTGCTATGCACAAGCAAGTTTGTGCTACTATTAAGTTAATGGAATATCACGGCTTTAGTGCATATGAAAACAAAGAAGCTTTAGAAGCTATATTAGCTAACCACGACATACAAAACGTACTAGATGTTGGAGCAGGTGAAGGCTATTACGGCAAGCTTATTGGAGACCGTGCCAAAGTAACAGCCATAGAGATTTGGCAACCTACTGTGAGGCATTTAGAGAGCCTACAAGTGTATGCAAATGTCATAGATGGAGACATACGCAACTTCAATTACGACCAGTCTTACGACCTGATTATATTTGGCGATGTGCTAGAACACCTACACCTAGATGAAGCTATTGCTGTATGGCAGGGGGCTATGGACAATGCAGACATCGTTATGGTGTCTATACCTAATGGAAGCTACCCACAAGGTGCTATTCACGGCAATGAAGCAGAGGCTCATTTAATTGAAAACGCTGAAGCAGATTTGATACCTCAACTGACCACACCTAGCACCACATTTAAGTACCCGATTACTACTACCTACGTCTGGATTAACAAATGAAGGTTAATGACAACCTCATAATTATTAACAAGTACAAAGACCCTGCTGATAAGTTCTATATGCTTCTTGGGCAAGCCTTGTCGGTAGGTGCAGATGTATTAGTAATAAATGACAACCCAGATTTTGGCATAACACCTGATGGCTTTGCAGTTATAAATCACGACCAGAACATTGGCATATCTGCCAGTAGAAATGAAGGCATAGCATACGCCCTAGACTTTGATTACGATACTGTCTTATTCCTAGATGGTGATGATGTGCTAGAAAACTTTGATGAAGGTAGCTACCTATCTAGCGTAGCTTTATTGAACCAACCGAACACTGAGACAGTTGGAGTGTTGGCATTTAGAAATGTCATAGACGCTGGGCAGATTAAGCACTTTTTCTTTGGCGATGTATTTAGAGGGATTATATTTAAGACCCAGACACTGAAAGACTTATTGTTTGAAACCGATATGGACTTAGGTGAAGATAACCTATTTATGCTAGACCTAGCAGGTGGCAGATACCCTATGTTTTGGGCAGGGGCTTACTTCAACTATGTTTACCGCCCTAGACCCGAAGGCTTATTTGCTAGTAGAGATGAAGCCAAACTGAACAAACTGTATGACAAGCTAGACCAAAGAGGCTACGAGCGATGAACATTATTGGGACTGATAACCCGATATACCAGCAGTGGCTTAAAACTACTGGAACAGCTATAAATGGAGCGTACCTATACGCCAAAGAGATAGAGCAAAACATATTACCCCATATTACAAGCGATGACACTATTAACACAGTGGCAATTATTCTTTACGCCCCTATGGACATACCAGATGGGGCTGTCGTAGTAGCTCACGATAACTTTGAAACCGTCTCAAGGTATAGGGCATACTTTGGAAAGCGGCTAAGATGGATTTGCTCAATGGAAAGTACACGAGACAAGCTTATAGCCGAAGGTGAGTTTGCTAGATACATACCCTTATCTGTGGATTTTAGCTATATTGACAAGTTTAAGAAGCGAATTAAGACTGCTGACACCGCCTTCTTTGGCAACCTATGGCTATTTAAGCAAGATACCGTGAACGAACTGATAGAACAAGGGGTTGTTATTTACGGTTCTATGCCTAGAGAGCTGGCATTAAGTGAGATTGCCAAGTACCGCAAGGTATACGCTGAAGGCAGGTGTGCCATTGAAGCCCAAAGACTAGGAGCTAAAGTATTGCCGATAGACTATGGCGAAGCTTTTGATAGCATTATTCCTAAAGCATACGACAATAAAGACCTAATACCAGAGTGGCAGAAGGCGTTTGAACCACTACCCGATGTGTTCAATATCACATTTACCAAAGACATCTACCCATATTGCGTGGGAGATACAGCGATTTTAGACCTTGATGAATACACAAACATCTCAGAGATAGCGAGGGGTAGACATCTTGGACAATGGTGCGAAATTAGTAATGGGGTGTGGCATACACAGAAGCCTTAAATCGTTGTGCCGTAATTTATGGTGGCAAGTCCCATCGTGAAGCCAACAGCCCCAATAAGAATAGTAAAGTTATGGTATAATAAGGGGTATTATGAGTAGTATTATTTCAACCGAAACACTGGGTGATTATCTAGGGGTAAACCTACAAAGCAACAGCAAAGCTACCCTTGTAGTAAACAGCATTAACCAGTGGGTAGAAAACTATACTCACCGCCATTGGAACACTGATGAAAAGACCATAACCGATGAAACCCACGATTGGGCTAGTGCCATTTACCTACGAGTTGGCAATATCAAAAGCATTACCAGCGTTACCGTACTGGGTGAACCATTTGAGATTGGCACTTACGACTTCAACAAGAACACAGGCAGACTAGTGATAAACGGTGGAGATAACCTCACGCTTGATAACAAGTCAGGGGCTAACCAAATTGTCGTAAAATACAAGGTACAATGCTCAGAAATACCAGCTGACTTAATTTTGGCTTCACTAGAGCTTGCAGGAACGGCTTTTAAGCGTAAAGATGGGCGAGATGTCGCAAGTGAGGGTGTCGGTGGGTACAGCGTCTCCTACAACGCCCAAGCGGTTAATAGTGCAGGTGCGAGTAATCCTGTCATACAGTCTTACACCTTTGGGAGCATTTAACGATGATTGGGCTACTAGAACACACCGCCCAAATTATGCGTAAGGTTGCGACTGGGCAAGGGCAAGTAAAAGCCTACCTACCAGTATCATCTGGTGTACTCTGTCTAGCTGTACCAGTTAGTGCAGACAAGAGCCTATCACAAGGATTGACCGTAGGTAATAACTACACGGTTTATTTTGACGAAGGGGCTGATGTTAAAGAAGGCGATAAGCTACTTATATCAAATGGGCTATCTCTATATGTGAGCGGTATTGCAAACTACAACCAGATTGGAAGTGTTGGGCATTTAGAAGCCTCTTGCGAAACCACTGGGGAGATTAGCAGTGAAAGTAGTAATTAAAGATAAAGAGCTACGGCAAGCACTACAAATTGCACCTGAAAAGGTTTTGATTGGCATACATACAAGTTTGACCCGAAGTGCCATTAAAACTCAGGGATTTTTCGTTAGGAATATGCCAGCAGGGGCTAGTGGAAATCTAAGGCGTAGCGTTACCTTTAACTTCAAGAATAGATTGTCTGTGCGAATTGAACCTCAAGCTCAGTATGCCGATTATGTAGAGTTTGGCACGAGACCGCACTACCCACCAATAGGTGCAATTACCCCTTGGGCAAGGATTAAAGGCTTGAACCCATATGCAGTTGCCAGAGGCATAGCCAAACACGGTACAAAAGCACACCCATACGAGGCTAAAACAGCTCAAGAAGCAGAGCAGTATGCTATTGGCGATATGAGTAAAAGCTTACAAGAAGTAATAGATGAGGTAATATAGGGGGTATTATGAGCAGAACAAAAGACGTTAAATCAGCATTAGTAACATTATTAGGGACTTTACCAGCAACCTCTGACGGTACAACCGTGCAGTCTATTGTCGGTAGTGGTCAAGACGCATTTGAGCAATACCCCACTGTTAGAGTATTACCTGCTGGTATATCACTCACGACAGATGAAGCTGGCAGATGGCAAGATTATACGATGAACTTTATAGTTTCACTGTACCTAGATATGGGGCAAGCCGAGATACCTGATGAGACGGTTGTTGATACCTTGATTGAGTTTCAGGATTTGCTATTTACTGCATTGAACAGTGATTGGTTGCCAGAGACCACAGGCAATAGCCACTACAACATTGGTGATACGGCTGTAAGTGCCATTGACACGACCACCAGCAAAACAGGCGTAGCACTGTTCTGTGATATACAATTACCAGTTACCTACCGTGAGGCTATCTAACCCCATTTGTGGTATAATACGCTTAACAACGATGTCATAACTAAAAAGAATAATAAGGAGATAAAGCGATGGCTGGAACACGAGCAATCGGAGCAAAACTAGCTTATGTAGATAGCGGTGTAAAATACATTACACACCTTACATCACTAGGTTCTGTAAAAGTAACAAATGAAGAAATAGATGTAACAGACCACGACAGCCCAAATGGTGCTAGTGAGATGATTGCAGGGGCTCAAAGCGTTGAGAACCTATCATTTGCTGGAAACATCGTACAAGGTGATAACACTTTTGGACGTATCTTTGCATTAGTAAAGAGCCGTGAAAGCAAAACCTTTACAGCTACTTACGCAAACGGAGACACCGCAGTATTTACTGGGTACTTCGCAAGTGTAGCGATGGGTGAACAAACTACCGATGGACTTATGGGCTACGAAGGCGAGCTTAAAGTATCTGGTGCAGTTGTTTACACAAACAACGGTTCATCTGCCTAATAGCAGTTTGATAAATTAACAACTAACGAACGATGGAGACCACAATGGCAACACTGAATTACAAAGCTAGTAACATAATGAAAGCTGAAAAAGAGACAGGGCTAAACTTTATTAGTGCTGTGCAATCGCTTCAGACTGACATTGGGATTTACACAATCTTTTTCCTACTTAAAGCAGGGGGACTAGATGAAGAACAAGCCAGTGAAACCATAGATAGTGGTATAGACACTTCCCTTGTAACCATAATGGAAGGGATTGGTGAAGCAGGTTTTTTACCAGAGGCAACCAGAGTACAGGTGAAAGCCAGCCTAGCTCAAGCCAAGAAGCAGATGGCAAAAGCGTCAGCACCTTCACAACCTACTGGCGACAGCACACAAGCCTAGCATTTCAAATAGGCTTGAAGCCAGCCGAATATAATGAGCTTACCATTGGTGAGTTCGTTGATTGTGTGCAGGGCTATCAGGACAGGACTGAAGACATCGCAGTTTTAACTGATAGCCTCAACCACATCTTAGGCTCGTATGTTGGGGTAGCGGTGAACGCCCCAAAGAAATACCCAAAAAAGCCAGTAGCCACCAGAAAAAAGAAGTCTGGATTAAAAAAAGTTTATTCAGAAGCTGAAACAGAGCAGTGGCTAAAAGATAAAGGGTTGAACGTATGAGCAAAAATGTAAATATCACGATTACAGGCGATAGCAGTTCTGCACAGAAGGCGTTGAAAGACACCCAAAAGAGTGCAGAACAGCTTAATGACGCAGCTAGTGAGAGTGTACGACATAGCCGAAATATGAAGCAGGGCTTGACTGACGCTAGTGTTGGTGCAGGTGCTTTAACTTCAAAACTCGGTCCACTCGGAGTTGCACTTGGAGTTGGACTTGGATTAGCCTTAACTAAAGCCGTAGGTGCTATAAGTAACTTCGTAAAAGAAAGTCAGAAAGCTTTTGCGGATTTTGAGCAGAACTTAGGCGGTACACAAGTAGTCTTTGGGCAGTTTGCTAAAGACGTTGTAAAGTCAGCGAGTACATCAGCCGATAATATCGGTGTTTCAACATCTCAATACCTACAAACAGCTAACATAATGGGTAGCTTATTTAAGGGTGCTGGCTATTCAACGCAACAGGCGATGGAGATGACCACTGGTGCTATTCAACGAGCTACTGACGTAGCCTCTGTAATGGGCATTACGGCTGAAAGAGCATTGGAAAGTGTCTCTGGTATGGCGAAGGGCAACCTAACAATGATGGACAACTTGGGTGTGGCGATGACAAATGCCTCACTACAAGCCTATGCCTTACAAAATGGTATCACTGCTAGCGTAGACGCTATGACCACTGCTGAGCGTGTAGGACTGGCTTACCAAATGTTCCTAGACCGAACAACCGATTACGCTGGAAACTTTGCCAGAGAGGGCTTAAACACGGTTACAGGAGCATTACAAGTAGCCAATGCCAATATGGAGAACGCCAAAACCATTTTAGGAGCTGGACTTGCCCCGATAATGATGATGGTTGCAGACTTTGTGAAGTCCACGTTAGTGCCAGCTATTATTCAACTAGCACCAGCCATAGCCATAGTGATTGCAGTTATTAAGACCTTCATAGGTATTCTACTTGCGATGTTCCAAGCGGTAGCAAGACTGTTTGGCGGTGGCAACAGTTCTACGGCTAAAGCTAGTGCAGACACGAGCAAAATGGCTACTAGTAGCCAAAAGATTAGCACTGGGCTAGGTGGCGGAGCTAAGAACGCTAAGAGTATTGCGAAATCAGCCCAAGAAGCCAAAGACGCACTAGCTGGATTTGATAAAGTCAAAGTCTTAAAACAAGATACTGGCAGTGCAGGTGGCGGTGGCGGTTCAGATGTTGGAGCTGGCGGTGGTGGCGGTGGAGTAGAAATACCTGCTGGCAACATTGGCGATATTGAAGGTATGGCTGACGCTCTTGGCGGTATGGGTGAAGCACTGAAAAAAGTGCAAGACACCATTAAGAATAACGCATTTGTAAAATGGCTAGAGGGATTGGTAAAGTGGTTCAAAGAGAGCGAAGTTGGACAAGCCGTATTAGCTGGACTTGCTATTGCGGTAGGTATCTTAGTCGTAGCACTCGGAGCTTATGCCGTTGTGATGGCTATTGTAAACCTTGTCTCATCACCTATATTCCTCATCATATTGGCTATTGTAGCCGCTATTGCGTTACTGATTGCCATTATTATCATCGTAGTAAAGAACTGGGACACCATTATAGAAGCCTTTAAGGTAGGCTGGAACTGGCTGTCTGGTGTGTTTGTAAAGATTTGGGACACCTTAGTTAATGCCTTTAAGTCTGTCGTAAACGCTATATGGAACTTCTTAAAACCAGCCGTAGACGCAGTGATAAATATATTTGAGTTTGTCTGGGCGATTGTCAGCAAGGTTATTGAGATATACATAAAGATATACGAGATTATCTTTACGCTTTTGATTGTAGCCTTCAAAGCCATATGGAGCGTAGTGAGCGATGTGTTCACCAAAGTCTGGAACTTCATAGCAGAAGTATTTGGCAAGATTGTAAAAGTGTTTGAGCCTATCACGACCTTCTTTGGCAACATATTCAAACAAGCGTGGGAGAATATCAAGTCTGCCTTTGGTGCTGTCGCAGGGTTCTTTCAAGGCGTATGGAACACGATTACAGGCATATTTGGCAAGGTAGGCGAAGTTGTAGGCAACGCCATAGGTGGAGCGTTTAAGACGGTTGTGAACGGTGTTATAAATATCGTATCTGGCGTTGTGAACACGGTTATTGACCTAATCAACGGAGCTATCAAGCTAATAAACAAACTTCCAGGTGTTTCAATCTCACCTATTGGCAGATTAACTTTGCCTAAGATGGCTAAAGGTGGTGTCGTAAATGGGGCTACAATGGCTATGATTGGTGAAGCTGGAGCGGAAGCAGTCGTACCACTAGAAAATAATACAGGCTGGACAGATAAGGTAGCAGGGTTGTTAAATAATTCTATGGGCAACGGCAAACCTATGGTGATTGAAAACATCATTGAGCTTAACGGCACTGAATTAGGTAGAGCCATTGTAGAGATTTTGAACGACAGAACTAACGCCACAGGCTTTAATGGATTGACACTGTAATGAAACCTGAAAAAGTTTACCAACTAATAAATGATATGCGTAAAGAATTGAAAGCCGATTTTGAACAGCTAGAAGAAAAGTCTGACAAGATATTTGTTAAGGTTGAAGCTTTTGACCCAGTACGCAAGCTTGTCTATGGGCTGGTAGGAATAGTATTAACTGGCGTTATGGTAGCGTTGTTAGGATTTGTACTGAAATGATACACAGAAATGAGAAAGTTCATAAATGGTTCATCAGGTTTGCTTGGGCAGGGATTATTAGTGCAATAGCTATATTGCTACTAGTGGCTTACTGGTTATTTATACCGTATACCATAGTACACGTTAAGCAACCGTTTGAGGTTTTGAACCAAAACAACGAAGTGGCAGTTGGCGATGACCTACTACTTAAAGTTGAGCTGGAAGTAGTCGCAGATTACCGCCCTGCTTTCGCACCAATAATAGTATGCAAAAGTGGCAACTTAGTTACCCTTACAAATAACTTGCCAGACGATATACCAATGGGTAAATACACGTTTGAAGCACTGCCAGTAGAGATTGCACCAAAGTTTACTATTGGTGATACTTGCCAATATGTTGCTGTTTTGCAGTGGCAAGTAAACCCTCTCAGAATGATAGAAGAAACATATCATAGTGAGTTCTTTACCATAACAGAAGGGAGTAGGTAATGGCTGATATTAGTGCAAACCTGATTGAGATTGGCAACCCTTCTACTACCTACACCGCCTTTAGGGTGAAAGAATACTCACCAAAGATTGAGCCACTATATGCTAGTGCCACCAGAAATATGGAAGGTGCATTTAGGGGTGCTTTGATAGGTAACTTTACCAACCTTGTATTAAAGACCGCCCCGATGACCCAAGCTACTATGCAAAACCTAATTGGACATCTATTACAGCCATATTTCAATGTGAAATACTATGACGCTCACACTGGCACTGTTAAAACAGAGCAGTTTCACTTAAATGGCAACATAAACCCTACCCTTCAGCAAAGACAAGGCAGTTACTGGCAAGAATTAGAGTTTGATATTGTAGCTAATACAAAACGGAGCTGGTAATGATTACGCCTACTGGTAATTATGTAACGAACGCAACGGCTAGTAGTAAGACCGTTAAGATGTTATTTACTGATAGGGCTGTAAGTAGCCCCCAGTCTTTTGATAGTAGTACCGATTTTCAGTCTGCGGAGTATTCAAACGTGGGAGCGTGGTTTAATACAGGCTTAAAGACTATCAAAGCCAAGCTACTAGGTGATTGGAGCATAGCTAATGGCAGAACCTATGGTGTTTATTTAGGCATACAACGCCCAGACACTGGAGCTTTTGATTACATTAGATTAGGTGAGTTCTTAGTAGATAACGTAGCCGTAGATGTAGACGCAAACCAGACCACTATTACGATGTATGATGGTATGTACACTGCGAGCAAAACTGCATACGACCTAACCGATGACCAGTTTACCTCACCTATCACGCTACAAGCCCTAGCTACGCTTGTCTCCAGCAAGTTTGAGTGGGCATTAGACCCAGCATTTAACACTTTGCCGAACTACGACCAGCTAATAAGCCAGAACCTCTGGAAAAACATAGCAAATACTAAATACCGTGATGTCATAAATGAGATAGCACAAGCAACAGGCACTACTGCCATATTACGCTATGACGATACCACCCCAACTAACGAACCGATTTTGAGTTTTGTACCATATGACCTCAATGCAGAGGTGATGACTAAAGCAAATCTTATTAAGTTCAAGATTGGTAAGCACTTTGGCAATCTAAACCAGATTACCGCAAGCCGTATGCCACAGAATGATAACATCTTAGTAGGCGATGAGACTGACATTACTACAAACGGAGTTACAAATTACTCATTTGTGAACAACCAGATAATGGACGATGACCGTACTGCTTATCTTAACGAGCTGTACACCGCTTTAATCAACGATGACCCATTTATTAAGGTAGATGAGATTACGCTTGAAACTGAAGGACACGGCTGGTACGAAATAGGCGATGTCTTTACTACGACTATTGACGCTGTTGATTATTTCCCAATGGTAGTTGAACACACGATGAAGATTGCTGGTGGGATTACTGAAACGATTATCTCAACCATACCTAGTCAAGACACGATAGACCGCCAGACCGCAGGTGGAATTATTAAGCACATCTACAACACTGAGATTAAAGTAGACAAGCAAGAGCAAGAGATAACATCAGTTGTCTCAGAACTAGCCACGCTTGATGACACGGTACTTGCTAACTACACTGAAATAAACCAGACCATAGACACGATAAACCAGACCATACAAACCACAGGCGGTAACAACCTAATTCAAAACTCTGTTGGCTATGCTACTGAAACAAATGGCGATATAACCTACTGGCTATATGCTGGCACTGGGGGCTTCTCAACAAACACCAGCCCTGAAAGTATGAGCTATGGTGCTGTATCTGGTATGCAGATAAATATGACTGGCGATGGAACTTTAACCCAGAGGGTTAATGTGCAAGCTGGTGGTAAATACTCATTTGGCTTTAGAGCAAAGAAAAACGCTACTGGTAGTGTCATAGTACACCTAACTAATGACCTAGATGACTTCACAATTTCGCTAGACGCTAGCACGGCTTACCTTTGGAATGAACAATCACTTGTAGCTATTCAACCAACAATGGGCTACCTAGATGTAGTTATTGAAACTACCAGCCCCGATAGTTTTGCTATAACCGATATGCGACTTGTTACTGGCGACACATTAACACAATGGACACAAGCAAGCGGAGAAATACTTAATACGCAAGTGTCGCTTAATAACGAGGGTATCAAAGTAAAATCTAATGTTTACGCTGGCGACTTTGTGCAGATTACGCCACTGGAGTTTGCTGGTTACTCAACCACTTCTGGTACTCAAGAAAAAGTATTCTCACTAAACCGTGATACCACTGAATTGAGTAAGCTATCTGTTGAAGGTCAAATAACTATGCCACCTATTAAAGTAGTACCTATTACGACTGGCACGGCTCAAGGCTGGGCATTTGTGAAAGTGAGTTAGAATAAAGATATGAAAGACACAGACCAATTACAAATACAAGTAGAATACAAAGACGGGAGCATACAGGCTTTTGGCTATGACGGTAAGTGGTTTAAGACACTAGATGACGCACTCACTAATGCCTATAAAGATTTCAAAGAACCGTTTAAGAACGTGAGCGGTATGTCAATAGTTTGGAATAACAACCAGCTTGCACAACATCTCACCAAACCAAAATGGGGTGATGATTTAATTGAGTACATACGCAATCTCTTTATTGAAGAAGGGGTAATACAAAATGGCAACTAGTGGCTATTTCATAACCTCTGATAGTGGACAGGGCGGTGGTAACTATTATGGTAGGTTAGTATTTGAGTGGTGGCGTGATAGTTGGGGCAGGTCAGGTGCTTCAGGCTACCATAACATTTCTTACACTCTGAAAACATATGGTGGTAATACAACCTATTGGCAGTATTGTTACAACAACTCAATGAACGTAGATGGGCAAGGGTACTCAGCAGGGCAGACTAAAGCATATGGTGGTGGGGCTACTACGATATTATCAGGTTCAAAAACCCTCTGGACAGACAGCAACGGTAATAGAAGCTTTGGGGCTTCAGCACAGGCTGGTATCTATAACGCAGCTGTTAATACATCTGGCAGTGGTTCTTGGGCTATGGACAACATACCAATGCACTCTGCTATTACTAATGCGAGCGGAAACCAAAATGATGAGTTTGCCAACCCTTGGGTAGATTTTACCAACCCTGCTGGAACAGCCGTAGATGTTTTCATAGAGATACCAACACTTTCTGGTGCAATAGCACCAAGAGCTAATGTTGGCTCTCGTTATACTTGGACATTAACTACACCAGAACTTGACGCTATACGCACCGCTATGGCTAATGTCAATTCAGCAACTATTCGTTTTGTTGTACACGATAGTCTTGGTGGTGTAGGCTCGTGGACTTGGATTGACCGAACAATAACCATAGTAAATGGTAATCCTACATTTACTAACTTCACCTACAAAGACACGAACGCAAGCACCGTAGCCATTACTGGTAATGACCAATACTTAATTCAAGGCTATTCAACATTACAAGCCAAAGTTACCGTAGCTAATAAAGCAACCGCAAATAAGTCTGCCACAATGGTGAAATACCTATACTCTGTTGCAGGTTTATCTAGCGAAAAAACTTGGTCAAATGTAGCAGACGTAGATAACGATATTGGGGTACTATCTGTCGGAACAAATCAGACGCTTGCCGTTACAGCCAGAGACAGCCGAACTAACCAGACCGTAGTTAATAAGACGGTTAATATAGTGCCTTATACAGCACCAGTTGTTAATGCGACTACCGTGCGTGTTAATAACTTTGAAGCTACCACTAATATACATATAGATGGTTCAGTTAGTATGCTAGATGTTGCTGGAACAAAAAAGAACACCGTTAATAGTACAAGCGGAGTTCAGTATAGATACCGTGAAGCTGGTGGCACTTGGGGTTCTTGGACTAACAGAGCAAGTAGCCTAAACACTACTACTGGAGCTGTTACGACCACAGATTTTACCTTGAGCCTAGACAATACTAAGCAGTATGAGTTTGAGTTTAAGATTATAGACGTACTCACTACCACTACGGTTGCTACTACTGTCAGTCGTGGTATAGCGATTATGCGTGTTAGCACTTCAGATGATTTGATATACAACAAAGAGCAACCGCTAATGCCTAGCCACGTTGGTATGATTATTCAAACAACGGCATTGACTACTGCTGGTGCAGTTTCAGCAATCTATGGTGGCACTTGGGTAGCGTGGGGTACTGGTAGAGTACCAGTTGGTGTTGATACTGGACAGACAGAGTTTAACACTGTTGGAAAAACAGGTGGACACAAGCTATTACAGTCGCACACCCACGCACAAAATAACTGGCTGTTTAACGGTGCTGGAGCAAGTGGGTCACACTATGGTTATGGCTACCTAACGAACACTGGAGCGGTTGTGACCACTAATACGACTGGCTCTAACTCTGGTGGCGAAGTCGGTGGTAACTTTAACTCCCTCGCTGGTGGCGGTAATGCTGAAAACCTTCAACCATACATAACCTGCTATATGTGGAAAAGAACTGTATAATAAAATGAAAGGAATACTATGGCACTACGAATAGACATTACAGACGATAAAGGCGTAACCACCCAATACCACAAAATTAAGTCTTTTGAATATGATGGCAAAGAGCTGACCGTTAAGCTTGCAAGCTATGTTACTAAAGCTATGCGAGACGCTGAAAAAGCAGTTATTGACACAAACAACTTAGCATTACAATATGATGAAAATGTTGAAACACTACGCACCGAATTAGATACATTAAGTAGTCAATTAACTCCAGAAGGCAAAGGCGAACCCGAAGTAGTAGCTCGTGCAATAGAACTAACTGATGAAGTTAATACACTCGTATTAAATACTGAACGCCCTATCTACGCCCCAGAGACAGATAAATACTATACTGAAACCGAAATCAAAATAGAATACTTTGAACCACTGACCCTAGAAGCGATTTACGACAAGATAGCTACTGATGAAAGGTATGCTACTACCAAGAAAATCTAGCTTGTGTTATTATAAAAGCAAAAGGGGTACACTATGGCAGACAACAGTTACGCAATAGAAATCAAATGGGCGAGTAAAGCTGGCTGGTTCACACCAACCGAAGCCCGAAACTATTATGGTAAATACTCACGAGATGGCGTTACCTACCACTGGTGGAACTCACCAGACCGCATAGGCGGTAGTGCCTCTGACCACGACAGCATTGTTAATTACTTAAATGGTAGGGCGGCTCAAGGGCAAGCACCTACGGTTAATTATGTATTATCAGAGCCAAAGCTAACCCTATGTATCGCACCAGAAAACGTAGCGTGGACATCATCTGCTGGCAACCCTACGACTGTTGGGGTAGAGTGTACACCTCACTTCACTGACGGATTTTACAAGAAGGCTGGCTGGCTACACGACCAATTAGAAAAACGGTTTGGCAAAAGACTTGCTATTTATGTTCACTTTGAGTGGCAAGCTGGTACACAGTGTTCACCAATGGACAAGAACCGCATACGATACGAAGCTGACAAATGGAAGGCTGGTAGCTATGACGCACCAATACCAGCACCTAAACCGCAACCAGTACCTGCACCAGTTACACCACCTACTATTACTTTGCAAATATCAGATATTACCAATAAAAAAGTGAAACTCATACGAGATACAAACCTTTGGGACTTAGGCTTTACTACTTGGGCAGGGGCTAAGAGTGTAAAGACATTACCTGCTGGAACGATTGTAGAGGTGTCTGCACTTGCGAAACACCCACTAGGCGGTAGTTATTACCTATCTGAATACTCATACTCACGAGGTGTCGGTAATGGTATTAACATAGTGGATTGTGCGGATTATGTTGATGTTGTCGCACCACCTAAAGATACTTCAGTTGTACAACCACCACCAGACGCACCGATAAATGAAGCACCTGTCATCACACCAGAGCCTACGCCTGTACCTATTCCAGTTACCGATGATGATGCCGTAGGACGATTAAAATCTATCGTAGTTAAACTTGGTGA